CTGGTATTTCTAGTGTTCTGTTTAGTGGAAACACTGTTGGACTAACAACAACAGGTTTAACTGGACCAATGAAATTTGATATTAACACTGCAGGTATTCCTAGAGGAGGAATTATCGTTTCGGTAGGATCTACTCAGGGATATGGATTCCAACCACTAGTTGCAGCAGGTGGAACAGCAATTGTTTCTGTAGCAGGAACAATTCAATCCGTATCGATAGGAAATAGTGGATCTGGATATAGACCAGGAATTCAAACCTCTATTACTGTTTCTGTAGCAACTTCTACAGGAAATGTTGCTATCGGCACAGCATCTGCCTTTGATGGTCATGTTGTCGCCATAGCAGTAACAAATACTGGAATTGGATATACTACAACAAATCCACCAGAAATTATTATTGATGCACCACTTCAATATGAAAATATTCAACTGAATTATGATTCATCAAATAGTGGTGTTGGAACTGAAGCTGCTGTAAATGTAGTTGTTGGATTTGGAAATAGTGTAACTGAATTTACACTTACCAATACTGGTTATGGTTATTCTACAGGAGATGTTCTCACAGTTCCTGTAGGAGGTACTACAGGAATTCCAACAGATACTTCATTATCATATGAACCATTTAGGTTAACTGTAACAGAAATCTTTAATGATAGTTTCAGTGCTTGGTATCCTGGTCAATTTGTAGTTTTAGATGATTTCAATGGAGAATTTGATGGTTCTAAGAAAACTTTCAAATTGAAAGAAAATGGTGAATTGCAAAACTTTATTTCTGCCAGAGGATCTGGATTAGAACTTGATCAAAATCTACTCATCTTTATCAATGACACATTGCAGATTCCAGGAGAGTCTTACATATTTGAGGGAGGATCTAACATTGAATTTACAGAACCACCAAAATCTGGTGATAGTGTAAAAGCATTGTTCTTTAAAGGATCCGATTCTGATTTAATTGACGTTGAAGTAGAATCTACCATAAAAGTAGGAGATAAATTAACTTTAGTTGACAGACTTGGATCTGTTAGAGATGTTTACACACAGTCACCTAGAGTTGTAACTGAAATTTCTTTTATTGATGCAGTATTCACTAACCCATATTTTGGTCCAGGAATAACATCAGAATCAAATGTTGTTAGAACTGTTGAGTGGTGTAAGCAAAGAGAAGATTTTTATATTGATGCAACATTAATATCTAAGAGTAGAGAAGAGTTAAATTCCAATATCTTCCCAGTAACTAATTTAATTAGACCTGTTGGAGTTGGAAGCACTGTTCTTCATGTTAATAATACTAAAGCACTATTCAACTATACCCCAGAGATTCTACCATCAGCAAAGCAAATATTGACCATAATAAATCAAAATGAAAAACGTGGAGCAATTGCAACTGCACTAGTTTCTATAGCGGGAACCATATCAGAAATTGTAATTAGTGATGGTGGAGTTGGATTCACAACAGTTCCTTCAATATCAATTTCTACACCAACTTCTGGATCTGTTGCTGTTGCTACCTGCACTATAAGTGGAATAGGAACTGTTGATTCAATTACAGTTACCAGTCCTGGTTCTGGATATACTACAACAAATCCACCAAAAGTTTTGATAGAGGCAGATCCTATCATAACAGAAACAGTTACCAATGCTCTTTATGAAGGTGATTTTGGAATAATTACTGGAATAGGAACAACAAATATTTCTGGAGTTTCTACTGGAATCACTTTCGATTTCTTCGTTCCAAAAGATTCAATATTAAGAGATGTAGCAGAAGTTGGAACTGCAGTAACAATGTCAGGTATACAAACTGGTTATTATTTTGCAGTTTCTCAATCTGTCATAGGTAATGGAGTAACTTCCTTAAACAATGATTCAACTGTTTTGGGCATTGGAACAACAAGTCTTGATAATGTATATCAGGCATATAAAGTTGAAAATATTGTGGCTGATGCTCTTGGAGTTGGAAGTACAAATGAAATCTTAAGAGTTACTACTAGTGTAAGTTCTTTCAATAACTTATCTGGAGTTGGTAATAGTCAAATGCTTGGTCTCTTCAGTTGGGGAAGAATATATAATATTGACAGGGGTTCTACCCCACAAACTTTTGATGTTGATATTTCCAATGGATTATCTGGAATAAGTACTTCTCCATTAATTGTTAGATCAACTCCAATGAGATCATTGTATACCTCATAAATAAATAAAAAACTCTAAATGTCTGCGATAATTACAAACCAATTTAGAATACTAAATTCGGAAAATTTAATTGCTGGAATAGCATCAACTACTTCAGATAATTATTATGTTTTCTTAGGTCTCCCTAATGCGACCGAAGTTGATTCAAATTGGGATTCTTCAACACCAAGTCCCGTTGATAATTTTGATCAATATAATGCTTTTTGGGATACTATAATAGCACTGAAGAAGTTAAATGATTCGGATGTATCAAAAGTTATTAGAAAGATAACTTGGACATCTGGAACCACATATGATATGTACAGGCACGATTATTCTGCAAGTAATCCTGCTCCAAATAGTGGTGGAACAAATTTGTATGATGCAAACTATTATGTTGTAAACAGTGATTATAGAGTCTATATTTGTATTAATAACGGAACTGACCCAGAAAATACCTCAGGAAAACCCTCAATCGACGAACCACTTTTTGTTGATTTGGAACCAAGAGCTGCTGGTGTTTCTGGAGATGGTTATGTTTGGAAGTATTTGTTTACAATTAAACCTTCAGAGTTAATAAAATTTGACTCTACTTCATACATGCCAGTTCCTCGTAATTGGTCAACAAATACAAATGTTGCTTCAGTAAGAGACAATACTTCTGTTAGTGGACAAATAAAAACAGCATTAATTACAAATAGAGGTCAAGGATATACAGAAAATACATACAATAACATTCCAATTAGAGGAAATGGTACTGGTGCAACATGTTCAATTGTTGTAGGAGCTGACCAGAAAGTTTCTTCTATCTCTATTACAAATGGAGGATCTGGATACACATATGCAACTGTAGATTTAAAATCTGCTGGAATCACAAATGGTTCAACAGATAAAGATGCAGAGTTTTCCGTAATTATTCCTCCTCCTGGTGGACATGGATTCGATATTTACAGAGAATTGGGTGCAACTAGAGTTTTGATTTACTCTAGATTTGAAAATGATGAATTGGATCCAGATTTTATTACTGGAAATCAATTTGCAAGAGTTGGAATTATTAAAAACCCAACTTTCTATGATTCAACCCAAGTTTTGACAAAGCAAAAGGCAAGTGCTTTATATGCATTAAAACTTACAGGATTAACAACTTCAACAACATATACTTTAGACACAGAAGTATCACAAACAATCGGAGTTGGGTCTACAGCAGTAGGAAAAGTTGCATCGTGGAATAACGTAACTGGAGTTCTAAAGTATTGGCAAGAAAGAAAACTGTCAATTTCAACTCAAAGAGATGCATATAATAATCCAGTGACTCCGAAATATGGTTATGAGTTGTTTGATTTTACAGCACTACCTGACACTGGAGGATCAGTCACAATTGTTGGAGGATCTTCCAATTTAGCAATACAAACAACATTTGGTAGCAGTGATAATCCAGGTGTCTCTACTACCATAAATAACAATACTTATTATCTCGGACAAACTTTCATTAAGGGTGTAGCCTCACCGGAAGTTGAAAAATATTCTGGAGACATTCTTTATGTTGATAACAGGCCATCCGTGATTAGAACTTCCAATCAGAAGGAAGACATTAAAGTTATACTGCAATTTTAATTCCCATGCCACAGGAAACGAATTTAAATAGATCTCCTTATTTTGATGACTTTGATCCTGACAAGGATTTTCATAAAGTCCTCTTTAAACCAGGATATTCTGTCCAGGCTAGAGAATTAACAACGTTACAATCAATATTACAAAATCAAATTGAGAAATTTGGTACTCACTTCTTTAAAGAGGGTGCAAGAATAATTCCTGGGTCTATAACTTATAGTTTAAGTTATAGAAGTGTTCAAGTTGACCCAAATTTCTTAGGATTGCCCCTGAGTTTATATCAAGATAATCTTGTTGGCAAAAGAATTCAAGGATCTTTAAGTGGTGTTACAGCATCTGTAACAAATGTTGAAACAAACTCATTTACTGGAAACATAATTCTTTATATAAATTACGAAAACTCTGGAACAAATTTTTCAGATAATTTATTTTTTGATGGGGAAAATTTAAAAGTATTATCGAATTTAACTTTTGGCACATCTAGTATAATTCCTTCGGGAGAAGAATTTGCAAAGACAATAAATTCCAATTCTACAAATATTGGATCTGCAGCATTTATTTCCGAAGGTGTATATTTTACTAGAGGATATTTTGTCAGAGTAGACAGCCAGACTTTAGTTCTAGATTCTATTTCAAATAAACCAACATATCGAGTTGGTCTTTTTATTAACGAAGAAATTGTAACTTCTGATCAGGATGAAAGTTTATATGACAATTCCAGAGGATTTTCAAACTATACAGCTCCTGGTGCAGATAGATTAAAAATATCTTTAACTTTGTCTAAAAAGGAAATTGACAATTTTGAAGATGAAAATTTTATTGAACTTTTAAGATTAAATAATGGTGTTTTAGAAAAAATAGTAGATAAAACAGAGTATAATATTATTGCTGAAGAATTGGCAAGAAGAACTTTTGATGAATCAGGAGATTATTACGTCACTCCATTTACTGTTTTAGCTAAAAATACTTTAAATGATAGAATTGGAAATGGTGGATTATTCTTTGATAATCAATTAACAACCAATGGAAACACTCCTTCAGAAAGTTTACTGACATATAAAGTTTCTCCAGGAAAAGCATATGTTAGAGGATTTGAAGTAACAAAGGATAATCAATCATTTATTGATATCTCAAAACCTAGAACTACATCCAATGTTGAAAATGAAGGGATTAGTTTTAATGCAGGACCTTCTATTTTTGTAACCAATGCTTTAGGGCAACCATCTGTTGGAATTGCAGACACTTCTGTTTTAAGTTTAAGAAGTTCTAGACTTGGATCAAGTAAAACATCTCCAGCTGGTGATGAGATTGGAGTTGCAAGAGCTTATGATTTTAACAGAGTAAGTTCTACAGGAATTACTACTACCCATCAAATTAGATTATATGATGTTCAAACATATACAACTTTAGGTTTAAGCACTAACATATCTTTATCACAATCTGCATTGATTGAAGGCAGAACTACTGGTGCTAGAGGATATGTAAAAACTGCAGTTACAAATTCTACAGATGTAACTTTATATAATGTTACTGGCAAATTTGCTAAAGATGAAGCCTTAAATGTTAGTGGTATTGGAACATATGGACACTTTATTAGAACCACTAGAGATTATAAGTTATCTGATGTAAATTCAATTTATTCTTACAGAAGCACTGCTACTGATGACGCTGGATTTAATGCTGATGTTCTTTTAGACGCAGAAATTCCACCAGCACTAAACATAGTCAACTCAGCGGCAAAAGTAACTGTACCATCATTTACTATTAGTGCTAAGGATCCAGACAGTGGAATTTCTACAGTAACTTCAACAACCACTAACTTTGTTGGTGTTGCTACAGTAGGAAATATAATTAGCTACACTAGATCAGGATTTTCTACAGTAACATATAATTCCATATCGTCAATATCATCCGATGGAAGAACTCTTGGATTATCTAGCGTCACATCAGTTCCTGGAATTTGTAATGGAGATACTCCTACATCAGAGATAACCACTTCAGAATTTTCAATTCGTTCATCTAGAATTAAAAATACTTCAGATCCAACATTTACTGCAAAGTTATCTAAGACTTCGGTGCAGACAATAGATACTGAAAATACAGATATTGCTTTAAAGAGACAGTATGATATAGCATCTTTTAGTAATAACAGCATTACAGGACCATCTTTAGATACTGATTTTATCTATCAACCGTTTAACAGTGAAAGATATTCTCTTTGTTATTCTAATGGAAAAATAGAAACTTTAACTCAGGATAAACTTATTTTTACCAATGGATTCAAAGATTTAGAAATAAGAAATCTTAGTGAATCAAGTGGAAGTAATGCAACTCTTATAGTATCTCTTAAGAAAGATAAAGTTAAAGAAAAGGTTAAAAAACTGAATAAAACCAATTCAATAACAATTAGTAGATCTAGAAATGGTGCATCTGGAACTGGAGATTCTACATTAAATGATGGACTTACTTACAATGAAGTATATGGAACAAGAGTTCAAGATAATGAAATATCTTTAAATACTCCAGATGTTGTACGAGTTCTGGGAATATTTGAATCTTTAGACACAAATGATCCATCTTTACCTTCAATAACATTTATTCCAGCATCATTATCTGGTCCAACTAACACCGCTAATGATGTTTTACTTGGGGAAAGAATTATTGGATCTACTAGTGGTTCAGTTGCTATTATAATTTCTAAATCAACTCTTTCTGTAGAAATAGTTTACTTAAATGAATCTAAGTTTGTTCCAGGAGAATCTGTTTCCTTTAAAGATTCTGGAATAACAGGAACTTGCAATCAAATTTTCTCTGGAGACATTGATATTACATCAAAATATAACTTAGATAATGGACAAAGAGAAAATTATTATGATTTTGGTAGAATCGTTAAAAAAGATTCAACCTTTAATCCAACAAGAAGAATTAAAGTTGTTTTCCAAAATTATCTTGTAGAATCTTCAGATAGTGGAGATGTTTATACTGTAGATAGTTATCCTGTAGAAGAGTATTCAAATCTTTCGGTATTTAATGGATCTAGAGTATCAGATTTGATTGATATTAGACCAAGAGTTAGTGCCTATGATACATCATCCACCTTGTCTCCATTTGAATTCGGATCAAGAGTGTTTAATTCTGCCGGACAATCATCTTCATATGTTTTGGCACCTAATGAATCTTTTATAACAAGTTTCTCTTATTATCTTCCTAGAATTGATAAATTATTCTTAAGTAAAGAAGGAAACTTCCAACTTCAAAAAGGAGTTGCGTCTGATAATCCAGTTGCCCCCAAAAATGTTGATGGAATGCTTGAGGTAGCAACAATTGTATTGCCAGCATATCTGTATAGAGTAAGTGATGCAAGAATTACCTATGCAACTCACAAAAGATATAGAATGCAAGATATATCTAGACTTGAAAATAGAATCGCAAGTTTAGAATATTACACTCAACTTTCACTTTTAGAAGTTTCTACAGAATCATTATCAATAAAAACAAATGGTTTAGATAGATTTAAGTGCGGATTCTTTGTTGATAACTTTAAATCACATTCAGCACATGATGCTTCAAATCCAATTTTTAGATCAAGTATTGATTCTGGAAAGGGATATTTAAGACCAGCTCATTACACCACATCAGTAGATTTGATTGGAGAATCTGTTGCTATTGGTATAGGTGTTACAGAAAATGTAGATGTTGATTATAGATATGAAAATAATACTCAAAATGCAAATGTAAGAAGAAATAAAAAAATTATAACACTTGATTATACTGAAAAAGTATTTGTAAAGAATGCCTTTGCTACTAGAGTAGAAAATGTAACTCCTTTCCTTGTCACTTCTTATAGTGGAACAATTGAATTAAATCCTTCTTCAGATACTTGGGTTGATACAAATAAAATTTCTGCAAACAAAGTTACAATAGAAGGAAGTTATCAAGCTGCTATTCAACAATTAGATATTGATGAAGATACTGGATTTAGTCCTATTGATTGGAATTCCTGGCAAACAGATTGGATTGGTGTTGATGTATCCACAGATTTAAGTGTCGATGTTAGAAATGAAGTATTAGGACAAAGTAGTCAAAGTTTTGAAACTTCAGAAAGAATTACAAGAAATAGAGGTATATTTGGTGGCGAACAGGTCGGAAGAAGAATTACAAGAGGTGTAGAAACATCAACTACAACTGCAGATAGACTTACCATAGGATCACAAACTACTGTATCAAATACATTAAATCAGTCTAGAGAAGGAATAAGATGGAATGTAACTGAACAAATTGACTCTCAAATGCTTGGTGAGAGAATTGTTAATAATGAATTTGTTCGATATATGAGATCGAGAAATATTGAATTTATCGGTCGCAAATTAAAACCAAACACTCAAGTTTATCCTTTCTTTGATAGTGTTGACGTTAGTTCCTACGCATATCCAAAACTCCTTGAAATTTTGATGTTGGATAATGTTTTCCAAGTTGGAGAAACTGTTAATGCTTACGATCCAACCAATACATCACAAATTACAGCAACTTTTAGAGTTGCTCAATCAAATCATAAGTATGGACCATACAATGCACCAACATCCACTTACTTAACAAATCCATACGATCTTAACGTTAACATACCGAGTACATATACTTCAGCATCTACAATATTAAATATTGATACTGCTTCATTAGAAGAAGCTGCACTAGGAAACTTCTATGGACTGATTAAAAAACAAGCAATATTGATTGGTGAAAGTAGTGGAGCAAGAGCAACAGTTTCTAACGTCAGACTTGTCACTGATAATGTAGGAACTGTGATAGGATCCTTCTTTGTTCCAGAAACAGGAAATGTCTTCTTTGAAACTGGTATCAAGAAATTTAAACTAACAAATATTAAAGATAATACTCCGATTGTTGGATCGGTTAGTAGTTCTGCAGAAGAAGAATTTTACTCTTTAGGTTTACTACAAACTTCACAAGATACTGAATTGGGCATTAGAAATGCCAGAATTAATAAAGAAAGATTCTCAGAAACTAGATCTCTAACAGCTTCTGATTCAAGTTCTAATTCTGCAACTCAATTTGTTAACCAAGAAACTAGTGTAACGACATCAATAACAAGTGTACAAGATGTTTACACTGACCCATTAGCACAATCATTTATAGTTGATTCTCCTAATGGAATTTTTGCAACAAAATTAGATCTATTCTTCTATTCAAAACCATCTACAGATGTTCCTGTTATTGTTCAACTTAGAACTATAGAAAGTGGTCTTCCAACATCTTTAATACTTCCTTTCTCTGAAGTTGAAATTTTACCTGATGATATAACTACTTCTCTTGATGGACTATCTGCAACAACAGTGGTCTTTGATGCACCGGTTTTCTTAGAGAATCGTAAAGAATATGCAATTGTTCTTTTATCAGATTCTACAGATTATCAAGTCTGGATTTCTAGAATGGGTGAAGAGGATGTCACAACCAGAGATCAACCAGAATCTGTTAAGAAAATTGTATCTCAACAGCCAACTTTAGGATCACTCTTTAAGTCACAAAATAGTTCCACCTGGGAACCAAGTGGATATGAGGATCTGAAATTTACACTTTATCAAGCAGAGTTTACAACAACTCCAGGATCATTCTCATTCTATAACCCAATTGAGGGTGGAGACTACACAACTTCGCACAAATTAAATCCAGATAATTTTGTAGCAAACTCCAACAAAATTGTAATAGGACTCTCAACCAATATTTCAACTCATGCTGGATTAGTTCCTGGAGTAAGTATTGGTATTACTGACAAATCTATTTCTGGAAACTTAATTGGAATTGCTGGATCTGTTTCCGCAACAGGTGCTGGACTTACTTCATATTCTGTTGGAACTGGATACACCACTTTTAGATATGATGATCTTGAGTTAGAAACTATCACTGGTAGTGGAACTGGTCTTAAAGTTAATGTATTCTTTGATAACAATGGTTTAGATTTATCTTCAACTGGAATTGTAACTATAACCAGTGGTGGTTATGGATATAGAGCTGGTGATATCGTTGGTATTCCTACTTCAGTTGCATTTGGATCTGGAGCAAGATTGTCTGTTCAATCCTTAGGATCTTTGAATACACTTTTACTTGATAATGTTCAAGGAAACTATGATGGTGTTACTGGTAGTAGATTGACTTATGTCACATCATCTGGCATAACCAGTTTTATTGGACTTTCAACAGTATCTTATTTAAATCAAGATACTACAAATGATGGATTACACTTTAAAGTTAATAATTATAATCATGGTTTGTATGCAACCAATAATGTTGTAAGAATAAATGACGTTAAGAGTGATATCAAACCAGCAAAATTAGCATCTGACTACACTTCAACAGAAAATTCCAATTTACAACTGGATTCTGTTTCAGTTTTCACTAACTTTGAAAATGTTGGAGTTTCTTCAACAAATCCAGGATATGTAAGAATTCAAAATGAATTAATGAGTTATACAGGAGTAGATCTCACAAATAATGAATTGACTGGAATTACTAGAGGTATTGATGCTAATGTTTTAGGAACAGGTATTGGAAGAGAAACCTCACACTCTGTCAATGATGCTGTAATGAAATATGAATTCAACGGTGTTTCTTTAAGAAGAATCAATAGAATTCATAACATGTCTTCACCATTAGCAACTGTTCCAAATCCAATTGACATAGATTCATATCACATTAAGATTGATATGAGTGACACTAATTATGGAATAAACAGATATAACAATTCGGATGGGTTGCCAAATCTGTTCTTTAATGAAACTAAAAATGGAAGCAATTTTAACTATTCACCAGATGAGTACATAGTTTCTTCCAAAAACATTATCTATTCATCAATAACACCAAACGTTAATGTTTTTGCTCCAAAAGGAACAGGAATTGGATCTAGAATTAGAACAGTTAGTGCAACTAGTGTAGATGGATCAGAAATTTCATTCAATGACAATGGATTTGAGACGGTTCAAGTCAATAATGCGAATTCACTATCATCTTTAAGAATGATAGCAAGCAAAGATAATGAAGATGCAACACTGACAGATTTACCTGGAAATAAATCATTGACTTTAGTTATGGACCTCTTTACAGCAGATTCTAATGTGTCTCCTGTAATTGATATGGAAAGAGTTAGTGTGATCTTAACATCTAATAGAATTAATAATCCAGTATCCACTTGGCCTGGCACCGATCAAATTTCATTGGGAACCAGAAAAGAATTTGGTGATCCCAATTCTGCAATCTATGTATCAAATGATATAAATCTGGCTAACTCAGCAACTTCATTAAAAGTTCTTTTCTCTGCAGTTAGACCAAATACTTCTGAAATAAGAGTTATGTACAAATTACTCAGAAAAGATTCTGATGATTTAAACACTGTATATGAATTCTTCCCAGGATATGAAAATATAGATTCTGCTGGTCAAATTGTAGATCCATTAGCAAACAATGGAAATCCTGATCAAAATATTGAATCAAGCTCTACTAGCAATAATTTCAAAGATTATGAATACAGTATAGATCAACTTCCCGAGTTTGATGGATTTGCAATTAAAATAATTATGACAGGAACAGATCAGTCCAAAGTTCCTTTGATTAAAGATTTGAGAGCAATTGCATTAGCATAAGATGAATAGATTGATACAAGTAGAAGGAAGACCAAACCTTTATAGGGATAGAGAATCAGGTGCGATCATTAACACCGATCGCACCGCATATGAAAGACACCTTAAACAGTTGGAATCTGTTAAAGAAGAAAAAACACGAATTGATAAAATAGAAAATGATGTAGAATCAATTAAATCAGACATTTCAGAAATAAAAAGTTTGATTGTTAGCTTAGTTAACAAATCATAAATACCTATATCAAAGGTAGATTATAATGGCACAACCATCTACAAGACAAGAATTAATTGATTATTGTAAGAGGAAACTGGGATATCCAGTTTTAGAAATTAATGTCGCCGATGAGCAAATAGATGATCTTGTTGATGATGCTGTTCAATATTTTCAGGAAAGACACTTTGATGGTGTCATGCAAATGTATTTGAAATATCAAATAACACAAGACGATATTGATAGAGGAAGAGCAAGAGGAAATAATTCTTCTGTTGGTGTTGTGACAACCACAGCATCGACTACAATTGCAGGTGTATCTACTACCTTTTCTTACGAAGAAAATTCAAATTTTATTCAAATTCCACCTGCTGTTATTGGAATTAACAAAATTTTTAAAATAGATGGAAATAACACCGTCTCTCAAGGTATGTTTAATGTTCAGTATCAACTAATGCTGAACGATGTTTATTATTTTAATACCATTGAACTTTTATCATATACAATGGTTAAGAGATATTTGGAAGATATTAGTTTCTTGTTAAATCCAGAAAAAATGATTAGATTTAATAAGAGGCAGGATAGATTATATTTGGATATAGATTGGGCTGCAGTCTCTCCAGGTCAATACCTTATTATCGACTGCTATAGAGTTTTAGATCCATCAGATTACTCTAGAGTTTGGAACGACTCTTTCTTAAAATTATACTTGACATCTTTAATTAAAAAGCAATGGGGTCAAAATTTAATTAAATTTAGAGGAGTTAAATTACCTGGAGGTGTTGAATTAAATGGAAGAGAAATATACGAAGATGCTTTAAATGAACTAGAAGATATTAAAAAGAGAATGTCTAATGAATTCGAACTTCCACCCTTCGACATGATTGGCTAATGTTAAATCCATTTTTTCTACAAGGATCTTCTGGGGAACAGGGATTAGTACAAGATTTAATTAACGAACATCTTAGAATGTTTGGTGTTGAAATATATTATCTTCCCAGAAAATATATTACAGAAAAGACTATAATTAAAGAGGTTATAGAATCAAACTTTGACAATGCATATCCACTAGAAGCATATGTTTCAAACTATGAAGGATATGCAGAAAATTCAGATATTTTAACTAAATTTGGAGTATCAACTTCAGACGAACTCACATTAATAATATCTGCAGAAAGATTTGAATTGTATATTCAACAATTAATTAAAAATCAATCAAATATCAAATCTTCATTAAGACCAAATGAAGGAGATTTGATATTTTTCCCATTGGGAGACAAATTATTTGAAATAAAATTTGTAGAGAATGAAAGACCATTTTATCAACTAAACAAAAATTATGTTTATGAGTTGAAGTGTGAACTGTTCGAATATGAAGATGAAGACATTGACACTGGTGTAGATGAAATTGATCTTTTAATTAAGGAACAAGGTTATATTCAAACATTAACTTTAGTGGGAATAGGATCAACTGCAACTGCAATAACTTCAAGAATTACAGACGGAATAAGAAATATTACTCTAATAAACGATGGACAGGGATACTCCTCAGCACCTACCGTCTCAATATCTCCACCTGGAGTTGGTGTAACTGCAACAGCAGTTGCTATTATGACTTCTAGGTCTGGACTGACTACTGCATATTCCATAGATAGTGTTTTAATTACAAATCCAGGATCTGGATACACTACAAATCCATCAATATTCTTTACAGGCGGTGGTGGAACAGGTGCTGCAGCTACAGTTGGAATTGCTACTGCAGATGCCTCTGTTGGAATTATAACCATTACAAATGGCGGAAGTCAGTATACAACAGCACCAACAGTCACATTCTCAAATCCATCAAACGTTTCTTATGCAGTTACTGCCACTGGAACTGCTATTGTTTCAGCAGCTGGAACAATTACAGAAATAAGAATTATAAATGCTGGAGTTGGATATACAGTTACTCCAACAATTACAATAGGAAATCCATCTTCTGTTGGAGTTGGAACATATATTTACAACGAATCTGTTATCGGATCGGCAAATTCAATAACAGCACGAGTAAGAGAATGGACTTCTTCAACTGGAAAGTTAGAGGTATCTATAGTAGATGGATCGTTTATTGCTGGAGAAACTTTAACAGGATTAGAATCTTCTGCGGTTTATACAATAAAATCGGTAGAAAAGGATAACCTAGTTGACGCATATTCTCAAAATGACATATTTGAATCTGAGGGAGATTCTATAACTGACTTCAGTGTGAAAGGAATCCTTTCGGAGAAGTTTAATTGTTAAATATAAGTAAAGGAATATACTAAAATGTTTGGTCATTTTTACCACGAAATTTTTAGAAAAACAATTATAGCATTTGGTAATGTTTTTAATAACATTGAAATTCATCATACAAATAGCTCTGACGATACAGTAAGTGTTATCAAAGTGCCTTTAGCTTATGGACCAATACAAAAGTTTTTGGCAAGAATTGAACAAGATCCTTCGGCAAAGAGACCGGTCAAAATTACTTTGCCAAGAATGTCTTTTGAATTCACTGGTCTCACTTATGACTCTTCGAGAAAAGTATCAACAACTCAAACTTTTAATACTGGATCTGGAAAGAAAATTTTTATGCCAGTTCCATATAATATGCAATTTGAATTGAATATTATTACAAAATTAAATGATGATGCTCTTCAGATAGTTGAGCAAATACTTCCATATTTCCAACCAGGATTTAATTTAACAGTTAATTTGGTTGAACCAATAAATGAAAAGAAAGATATTCCAGTGGTTCTTGATGGAGTTACTTTTACTGATGATTATGAAGGAGATTATACAAACAGAAGATCTTTAGTATATACGTTAAGATTTACTGCAAAAACTTATTTGTTTGGTCCGATACCATCATCTTCTTCCGGAATTATCAAAAGAGTTACTTTGGATTACATGTCCGGAATTGAAAACAGAAAAAGAGAAATGCGATATTCTGTTACTCCTAGAGCAACGAAGGATTATAATAATGACGCAACTACAACTCTGTCAGGTGATATTGATGAAACAACTAAGTATATTACAGTCAGTGATGCAGCATCAATTTCTTCTGGTACTAGACTGTATTTGGATTCAGAACAAATTTACGTTAATTCAAAGGATGGAAATAATTTAGTTGTAACTAGAGGATACGAAGGATCTATCGTCGAGGGTCATGTTGCAGGAACAGTTGTTAATTTGATTACAGAAGCAGACGATGAATTAATTTCTTATGGGGATGATTTTGGATTTAATGATGAAGTGACTTTCTTCCAAGATTTTAAAGAGTATAGTCCTTCGCAAAATACTGATTTATGATTATGAAAGATAAATTCAAAAATTTAAATGAAACTTTTGACATTGAAGAGTCTGAAGATGAAATAACGCCTGTAGTTCAATCAGAAATAGTTAAAAGTGATTCTGAAAATATAGAAAAAACTACTTCAAATACAGATGTTACAAAAGATTATCAATATACAAGAGGAAATTTATATTCTCTTATAGAAAAGGGTCAAGAAGCAATTAATTCAGTTTTAGAACTAGCACAAGAAACAGATCAACCAAGAGCATATGAAGTTGCAGGACAACTTATTAAAAATGTTGCTGATGCCACAGATAAACTTTTAGATCTTCAAAAGAAACTGAAAGATATTGAAGAAGACAAAGGAACTAGAAGTCCAACTAATGTTACAAATGCTTTGTTTGTTGGTTCAACAGCAGAATTATCAAAATTACTTAAGAACCAAAAAAATAATCTAAATAGTTAAAAAACCATGGCTGCTAATCCCGTCATTAATATAACTATTCCTCAAGGTGCAGATTTTTCCGAAACTTTTGTTTCTACAGAGTCTGATGGATCGGCATCGATTTTAACTGGATATACGGGACAAGCAAGACTAAAAAAACATCCATCAGCATCATCTTCAACTTCTTTTACAGTT